TCTCAAATCCTTGCTGCGCTAATAACACCAACTCAGGATCGTATTTTTCCAAATCCGGCATTTCCCATTTTCTAATATGGGCCTCTACCATATCATGGCAGAGCGTACCGGCTTCGGCAGCTTGATCCCGTTTTTCATAAAGCCCGGATATTTCACCGCGCTCAAACTTTTGGCCTTGCTCAAACGCCCACCATAAAAGGCCGCCAGAATCCTTAAATCTACCTATTATGGTGGTTACACCCGGCACTCTCGTACCATCTTTGAGCCGGTATCCTCCCTTTGGACGTGCCATATTCCTTCTCCCTATTCTTTAATCTCATCCCAACAACATTGAACTATATCGTCTTCGTTGTCTCTTATAATCTCATCAGCCATGTCATCTGGAATTGTATGACCGTTATATTTAATGGCACAAATTTCTACCTCAGCGGGATGACCGGGATAATCCCAGGTCCTGGGCTCTTCTTTTATGACATTAAATTCAATCTCAAATTCCAATTCTATTGGTATTGTGACATTCATCTAATCATCTCCAATTTTACTTTGACCGGACCATCTTCTAACTGGTCAAGAATATCTTGCGCGACCGATCCTTCGTAAAGAAAATCACTATGGAACATTCCCCAGACATAGGTTTTCCCACTTTTTCTCGTTGTATAAAATTCTATCATCTCCCTATCCTTATTATTTCTTTCCAGATAAAACTCCATTTCATCCCCCAATCAATATAGCCAGCAGAGCCGATACGCAGACCACGCCAACCATGATAATAAATTCCAATATTATATCGATTAAAGTTTGCATGATTAATCCTTTGTGAAGTGGGAGCCGCCGATTTTGACCGGCAGACTACGCCGAGGCTAACCACAGCCTATTTAAGCGGCTCCCGGTTTGGCAGATCATATTTGCCTTTGCCGGTAACAAATCACCTCCTTTTAAAAGATCGTAGCCTCCCTTTGCCATTCCCGAAAGACTGACCCGCTTAATTTTTATGATTGATCGGCGTTGCTTTTGGGTCGTGGCTTATCCCGAAACCTTTGCGTCCATTGCGGATGGCCGAAGAATCGGGATTATATTTAGAAAGATGGCGTTTCAATTCAGCAATCTCTTTCAATTTCTCTTTTAGTTCGTATTGGATTCGGGTTGAGCCGAGCATGGCTAATCCTTTATAAGGTTGTAATTATTCCAAACACACGCCGAATTGATCGCTGCTTTCCCCCCCAATAACCACTTGCGCCATTTCGGAAAACAATGAGCCATAATAGTTACCACTATCTGAGAAGTCAGCAGGGCTACAGCAAGTTCTGTGTCTGTGGGATGATCTCCTATAACCGGATTTAATTCGTGGTTCTCAGGGGTATCAAATGCCCTTTCGGATGTATAATAGTCCAGACCAGCAGCAACCCATGAACCAGCAAGCATAATTTTTTCTGTCCGTGTCCATGAACGATAATTGTGGTGACCGGGGTAACCAGCGCAGGATGTAAGATAAATGATGATTAGAATAATTAAGATGATGTGGCGCATTTGATTTCCAAATTTTCTCATAATTGAAGTTTGGGCTATTATAATCACAAACCATATGCGCATGTCAAGAACTTTTTTCATATATTTTTTTCTTGACTTTTGAAAACTTTTCATGTTAGTATTTGAATTATGAAACCAAGAACCGTAAAAACTAAAATAAATCAACTGGTTAAGGTTTTCGGCACGCGAAAAGCCGTTGCAGAAAAATTAGGTGTAACCGAACGTTACATCTATGATTTGCAAAACAATAGAATCCCAGGTAAGCATTTGTACCGATATATTTGCGAGTTGACAAAAGATTAAACGCTATGGCCCCAAAATATTTCCGCAAATGCTGACTTCGATATCTTAATCCTGTGGACAGGTGCGATTGCCGAGAGATCAGACCGGGGAAGCCGTTGAAAGAGGAACATGAAAAAGAAAATCTATCTAGCATGTCCATACAGCCATCCAGACCCGAAAGTAAGGGAGTGGAGAGTTGAACAGGTGAACAGGAAGGCCGCTGAATTAATGGAGTCTGGATATTTAGTTTTCAGTCCTTTAAGTCATTCTGTTCCAATTTCTAAATATTGTCGAGTTGACCCCTGTGATAATGATTTTTGGCTAGAGCAGGACCTCTGGATTCTTAGTAGTTGTGATGAGATCCGTGTTTTGTGTTTACCTGGATGGGAAAGATCTGAAGGCATAAAAGCCGAGATTGAGATTGCTAAGTCTTTAGGGAAAGTTTTATATTTGACATGTTAATACGGGATCATTATCAAAATTTTAAGAGATATAATCTTCCGAAAGCACAATTAATTATTGCCGACATCCCATACAATATTGGCATAAATGCATATGGCTCCAACCCGGCATGGTATATTGACGGAGATAACTCAAAAGGCGAAAGTGATCTTGCCGGCAAGAAGTTTTTCGCAACTGATGAAAATTTCAATTCTGCTGAATTTATGCATTTTTGCAGTAAGATGATGAGAAAGGAGCCTAAAAAAAAGGGTTGTGCGCCTGCAATGATAATCTTTTGCTCGTTTGAGCAGCAACACGGATTAATTGAACTTGCAAAACGGTATGATATAAAGAAATATATAAATTTAATTTTTAGAAAGAATTTTAGCGCGCAAGTCCTAAAGGCAAATATGAGAATTGTAAATAACGCTGAATATGGCTTATTATTGTTTAGAGATAAACTCCCAAAATTCAACAACAATGGAAAAATGATATTTAATATAATTGATTGGGAAAAGGATAAAAATACCAGCCCGTTATATGAAAAAATCCATCCCACTCAAAAACCAATACCTTTGCTCGAAAAATTAATAAATATTTTTACGGATGAGGGTGATGTAGTAGCCGATCCTGTGGCTGGGAGTGGATCGACAATAATAGCAGCAGAAAATCTTAACCGGAAGGCCTATGGTTTTGAAATAGATAGGAAAATTTATCGAAAAGCAGAAAAATGGATTGATTATAATAAAAAAGTTCGAGAAGAAATAAACAAAACGCTATTTTCACAAACACTTTTAGACAAAACAGATCCAGGGCAAATGTGTTTATGGGGAAATTATGGGAACAAAGCTAAAACGCCGGAAAAAAACCCGAAAGCAAAAGATAGCTGAGGGGTTTTTAACTTGCAAATCAGAGAAAACGCCAAGGTCTTTGATCGAGGCGTTGAACAAAATATCGTTAGAGGAGATACGGAATGACACTATCCAAACTATCCGTAATGCAGGAACTATCGATAAGGGACGATAGGGGGAATTGCCGTTGCCCGTATTGTGGCAAATACCGCAAAAGATCGGAGTTTGAGGAACAATCTCCCCATGTGCCCCTGATCGATGCAGGCAGTAAAATTATGGGCCATCTCCATGTTCCGGCGGCGTGCAAATATTGCCTGGAAGCGGAAAATCCTTGACATGATCGGAAATATGGGTTTTAATAGGTGCATGCTAAATAGTGAATATGATAAATACTTGCAAAACAGAAAAGCCTTTTGGAATCCCTTAATCGTAAGGTTAAGGGCGGTATCACAGCCGAGCATGTTCCAAGAGGCTTTTGTATTTTGGAGGTTGTGTTGCAATACTTAAAGGTTAAGAATTGGGAAGATTTTCAACATTATAAAGACAGGGAGCCGAAGTGGATTAAAGTTTATCGGACACTTTTAATGGATTATAAATTTGAACAATTAACGGATGCAGAATTTGGCGCATTAGTTAAAATATGGCTTTTAGCGTCCCAAATCGACAATCACATACCTAACGATCCTTCCTTTATCCAACGAAAATGTGGGCTTTCACAAGAACCTGATATTAAAAAATATTTACAACTTGAATTTCTTATTTTTGATAATTCGTACAAATCTGTACAGAATGGTACAGAACTGTACACAGAGACAGAGACAGAGACAGAGACAGAGACAGAGACAGATATATGCCCAGAGTTTAAATTTAAAATAAAAACTAAAATTCCTTCCAATATTTTCCTTACCGACAAAATGAAAAATTATGTTGAAGATCAAGGCGGAAATAACGGAAGGGCTAAACACCTTTTTGAAGATTTTTGCAATTATCACACTGCTAAAGGAAATAAGTTTAACGATTGGACAGCGGCTTTTTATCAATGGACCAGAAACGATAAAAAGTGGAATCCAGAAAAATATCAAAAAATTGTCTATCCAGATAGTGAAAAGTGACTAGTCGAGATATTGAAATCTGGGAAATGTTGGAATGGGTTAACGAAGCTCCTGGCTGGTTTTCTCTTAGAGATTTAACCAATGATCCGGCGTATTTTTCTCATTACACCAGGAAATGCGAAACGCTTGTAAAAACCGGGCATTTAATTCGGCATCCAAACAGAAGGGCCGTCTATAAAAAGAAAGAATCCGAGCTTGAAGAAATGGACTATGTAAATGCTCATGGCGAGTCTGTAGATATCTGGCTGCCATTTAATTTAAGCGACATGGTCGAGATATTTGACGGTAATCTAATTATTGTCGCTGGCGCAAAGTCAGCAGGTAAAACCGCCTTATTATTAAATATTATTAAGGAAAATAGATTCAGGTGGGACGTCCGGTATTTCAACTCTGAGATGGGAGAGAATGAGCTCCACCGGAGGCTTAATAATTTCTATGATGTAAATATTGACGATTGGAATTTCAAAGCATATCGCAGGGCCAGCAACTTTGGCGATGTTGTTTTCAAAGGCCCGAACTATTTAAATATAATCGATTTTCTTGAAGTCCATGACGAGTTTTACGCGATAGGTAGAGAATTGAAGAACATACACGACAATTTAGGGGGTGCCATTGGGATTGTGGCGTTGCAAAAAAATCCCGGGCAGGAAGTTGGCCTGGGCTCTTGGAGATCGGCAGAAGTAGCGCGTCTTTATTTATCATTAGACAAGGGGGTTGCAAAAATAACCGATGCTAAAAATTTTAGAAACCCCGAAGACAATCCGAACGGAAAGGTCACGATGTTTAAAATCCGTCATGGTTCGCAAATAAGCAATCCCAGAGGATGGGGGAGAATTCAAAAAGATGATTAAGCCGGAAAAAGCAATAAGAAAATCCTTATTGTTCTTTTCCCAGGTAAAAACACAATAAACAGGAGGTTAAGGATGATGAACGATGAAGCGGGTTGGAAATTAATCGGATTTGCGTTGATATTATTGAGTGCTGCGATAATGATATTTTGTGTTATCGGGGTGTATGACTCTTTTTGGCATGTCCCGGGAAAAAACGCAACAATACGTCAATTATCTCAAAAAAACGAGTTGTTGCAGGCCGAAAACCGTAAATTAAAAATGGGTATGCACTTTGAGAACCTTTGGTTATTGACTGCGGATGAAAATGATAAGCTGGATTTTTCTATGCTTGAGGATATGCTTTGTGAAAAGAGGGGGTTATGCAAATAAAAAAAACACCCGCGCAAAAAGCAATCCGGGTACTAGCAATAGACCCCGGTCCTGTCGAATCGGCATATGTTCAGTGGGATGGGGAAAATATTGAAGCATTTGGCATAGAAGATAATGAGACTGTGCTTGATTTGGTAAATTTGGTCGGGGGAGCTCCTAAAAATCTGGCTATCGAACAAGTACGATCGTACGGGATGCCAGTCGGTGCTACGGTTTTCGACACGGTGTTCTGGACAGGCCGATTTTGCCAAGCTTGGCATGGTGATTTTTGGCTGGTGCCGAGACTGGAGGTGAAATTGCATATATGTCATGACAGCCGGGCCAAAGACTCTAATATTATCCAAGCGTTGGCTGACAGGTTTGCGTATGGAACGCGTAATTTAGGTAAGGGCATAAAAAAAAAGCCGGGCTTTTTTTATGGATTTCGTAAGGATATTTGGCAGGCATTTGCCTTAGCGGTTTTTTTTGTGGACGTGCGAAGTAATCAGGTGCAGCTGTAAAGATATGCAAGACCTTGCCTAAAAAGCCTCTTAAACGCGCTGAGAGGCTTTTCCTGGGGTTTTTTCACATCAAGGCATATACACACACACATATACACAAAGGAGGCATTATGAAAAAATTAGTTATCGCGGCAATTATTTTTTTGTTGAGTACATCCATTGCGCTGGCGACCGGCTGCTTTCTAACCGGCGAAAGAGTCACAGGACTGAATAAAATTTGCTATTATCGATGTATTGACGGGGACATGGCAATTACTATCGATGCGTGTGAACTGTGCCCGTTGTCCTTATGAAAAATAAGAAAAAAATGTGAAGAAAAAACTTGACAACACTATATGTCGTGGTTTACACATAAGCCATGACAAGTTTAACGGTTAAAAATAGTATTGCATTTTCGGGCAGTCCACTGAGAAGTGGAGCCTCGCCGTTAGGTCTTGTCGCTGTCCGAATCCTAAAGAGCCATCTGTATTAATTTGCAGGTGGCTTTTTTATTTGCCGGAGATATGGTGCTCTCGGTCAAGCTGCCATGACGTTACTGGAGCCACGCACGAGAGTAGCAGCCGGCAGATTAGGTCTGGATACGTTCTCTCAGCATTGGTTACTACCACAGGAACCGCCCTTGCAAAAACGGCACAAAAGATCTGGTCTTATAGGAAAAGATGAAATATTGAGCCTGGAAAGATAAATACACTGACAAACGCACGGAGTTTTTGGTAGTTTTCTTCGTTTTGGACCAGGTTACAATACAATTTTCCGTTTATTTAGTTTGTTTTTGAGAAGACCTAAAAAATAGGACTATCTCAATAAAAAGGTTCCTATACCCAAAAAGAGATACCTTAATGAATTGATTCAAGCATTTTCTCTCTCGACAACTCAATACAACGATCACATACACATAGATTAACCGTTGCTTCCCTATCCGTGAATGATATCCGGTATTTTACCGGGCGTTGCCTGCAGATGTAACAGGTGTCATTAATGTTAATTTTTTGAATGGTATTAATCATTACCTTAACCTCCTTTTTTGCTTGACAAAGAGCCTCCCAAATGGGATATATAGGAAGGCTCTTTGACATGTTAATGTAATAGATCGGCCAACCCTAAATCGCGGAATTTCGCGGCAAGAGATTTACTAAACCCCGGATCAATGCCGAGAAACTTCATTTCCATTTCTTCATGCCAGGCTTTAATTTTACGGATCTCCTCGGCAAACTCAGCTTTATTGTCAGCGATCTGGGTAGTAACATCACCCTCGCAATAGTTAATAATTATCAAGCGTTCAGGGTTTGCCCAGGTTCCAAAATAACTGGCGTCCTGGGAAGTATCGACCTGGGCAAAACCATTTTTCGTTGAACACAGGCCAAAATCAAAAACATAGCGATCAGCCGACATAAACTCCCTTATTGTTTTCATTTCTCCCCCCATTATAAAAACGGCGCATCCCGATTATTCGGCAATGCGCCATTTTTTTAAAAAACGTTCGCCATGTTTGGATCATTTTAGCATCCATATTCACTCACCTCCCCAGTGATCGGCAGCCGACAATTCTGCCGGTCTCATCCCGCACAACATCCGCCGGGATTGGTGACAGAAGTTTTGATCCCATCGATTTCGGCGGCCGGAACCGTTTCGACCGCCAACCGGATCTGTCCAACACTTTCAAATCGGGCAATCTCCTGATCTTCCTCATCCAATATAATAATCGGATGAGGGGTCATGTTAACTATTCTATCCATTTTACCTCCCTTGCCCTGGCTTAGGGCTTTTATTCCCGGCCAGCGTTCCCCTTGACCGGGTTGTATTACAATTTTGTGGTCTAATAGAGATTTGATAACGCGTTAATAAGTACCGGATGATGCCTATCATTGTTAATGCGCTCCCTGGTCAACCCTGGGAGAATGACCTCGTATCCTCCCAGTTCTGTCACCACTAGCCCTTCCGGGCTGTCGGTGAGAATATGGATGTCATTGTTATCGTTGCATTCAAAATATGTACTTTTTTCCATAATTAATCCCTCCTGTGATGTGCCGGGATTGCTCCCGGCGGTTAATGCCTAATAATAAAACCCGCAAGCCCTGGCGCAGGCGTCCTCATACGCCCGATCTCCGCAGGCCCGATCTTCATAACTGGAATTGTCTGACCGATCGTAACAGTCTTGACACCAGACAATCCATTTTCTGCCGTGACGTTCAAGAATCCCTTCTTTTGCGGGTACTGTTATTTCACAGTCGTGGCATATACCCTGATATTTATTTCTCATGTCTTAATCCCTCCTGTGTTTTATATTCATGGTTTTAATCCAGCAAATCTGTTTCATCTATATTAATCCATGTATAAAATAAGCCAGAAGTATAAATGCAAACAATTTCGTCCGAAACATCAAGTTTAAGTCGATATTGTTTGCCATGTTTTAACAATACTGTATCCTCTCCAGTGTATGTTAACATTGAACCTTTAACCATTTTCCTCTCCTTTTTTTTGTTTATTGTATGCCAGACTGGGGATAAGACAAAACATCAAGGTCCAGCCAAAAGCGGCCTTGAATTCTTTCCAATCCTTCAAAACTTCCAGGGCCTCTACATACCTTGTGATGTCTTTAACGTCTAATGTTTCAATGTGGCGGTCCCATTCGCCACCTGTTTTTGGATGATTGGTCATTTTGTTACCTCCTGTGTTTTGCATGGTCATTTTCATTTGCCTATTCAATACAGCAAATATCGTGCCAAGACAGATAAACCCCTTAAATCATTATAAACATAAAAACCTCTTAAAAAAACAAGGTCATTTATGGCGATTTTTATTGACAAATAATGTCAGGCATGTATATAATAAACATATAATAATGGCAGGTAAACTATTAAAATAAATACGGATGTCAAAAATGGTCACCCAATGTCAGTGTATTCTTAAAAAGTTATATGGTGGAGGTTAAATAATGATTTATTTTATTCGATCGGGAAAAAAAGGTGCAATAAAGATTGGTTATAGTAAAAATAATATTAAAGATCGTATGGGTGAATTACAGGTAGGGTCTCCAGAACTATTAACACTCATAGGTGTAATGGAGGGTAATATTAATAAAGAAAAAGAATTACATAGAAAATTTAAAAAGTATTTGATACGCGGAGAATGGTTCAGGCCCTCTGCAGAAATAAAAAACTTTATATTTGAAAATTCGGACCCAGATTTTGATGTAGAATATACATCAAATGAGGAAATGATTACTGGTGGAATTGATTTAGATGAAATGATAAATGATATCCAAATAAATTATATTAAGAGAGCGTTAGATTTGACGGGTGGACACAAACAAAAAGCTGCACAATTACTTGGAATATCATTTAGAACATTCAGATATCGAGTAAAAAAGCTTAATATTACATAATTATATAAAAGAACCCTTGACAGCCATAATTGTGCTATGATATACAACAAACACAAGATATGGTATCAAAATAAAATATAATGAAAATACTCTGTGGATCTGATACGGATCCCAAAGATAACCCTGGCAGCCCCGGTTGGAAAACGCACCAGGGATCGAGGATAAACAGCTGGCCGGATCATGTCGCGGATGAGACGGATACTCGGACCAACAATCCAAGTAACAACGTAAGCCTGATAAAAACAGAGGAATAAAAATACCGGGGAATTAAATAGCAGGGGCAACGCCCGCAACCGCTAACCGTATCTAGCGGTACTACCGCGGGCGTTAACCACTCAGCAAAACACGGTTAACGAGATTATTAAAACTCTCTAATGGCACTAACATCACCGAAAGGAATATCCGCCGACCAGGTCATCGAAGCTGTCGCTGTGCGCGGCATGTCACTCTCCGAAGCATCAAGACATCTTGGCATAGCTAAATCCACACTCTCAAAACGATTACAACACCTTAATATACAACCTAATGGCCTGAAAAAGTATAAGGAACATAGGGCCGACCTCCTGGCTTATTACCAGCTACAATTACTAAGTGCACTCACTCCGGCTGACATAAAAAAGATGTCACCTGTCCAACGTATTACGTGCTTCGGAATTCTCTATGATAAAGAGAGGTTAGAGCGCGGCCAGTCTACCGAAAACATAGCGTATGCAGACCTAGTTAAGGCCGAAGAGATGGTGCGCCGAAGGATGGAAAAGTTTGAAGAAAAATACGGTATTGAACCCCAAGATGTTCTGGACGACCAGGGCAATAGCGCCCTAGAAACCGGGCCAAAACCACAAGATATAGGGTGCTCATTGCCTGGATAATAGCTCAATCCGTTACAAGAGCGTAAGTATAGGATATTATTAAGTATGCAGGATGACGAAAGTTTACATAATATATCTTACAAGACGTTGATTATGTCAACCTTTGTGTATGGTACGGATATGATTGGGGATACTGATAGATTTGGACCAAAAAGGAGTCTCTTTGGTGTATTCAATGGGGTAGGGGGGGTATACGGTAGGGTGTAGTATGTGTATATATCCATCTCCCTGTACGAAAATTTTAAAAAGGGTCACCCTTGAGTGTAAACTTTATGTTGACTTTTTGTAAACCTTGGTATATGCTCCATAGAAAGACAGGGAGGGCGTATATTATGGCGAAGATAGATGACAGGGCGATTGAGTTATGGTTCAAGGATTTACAGAGTTTACAGATGATTGGGGATTTTTTTGGAGTTACGAGGCAGGCGGTCAAGAAGTGGTTAAATGCTCGTGGTATTGACACGGGGAAGTGCAAGTGGGAGGTAGTTTGTAAGGGTTGTGGTGAGGTTTTTCGGAGGCATCGGTATCAGATTCGGAATACTCGGTTAAATTATTGCAGTTCCAAGTGTTATTACGAAGCCCTTCACAATCTTGGATACACTGAGAATCGTAATGGTCAGCGTGAGGCTCGGAGGGTTGTCAAGGAATTTTTCCCATTAGCAGAGGGTCATGTAGTGCATCATATTGATGGAAACACCTTGAACAACGAGGTATCGAATTTAATGGTATTTAAGGATCATTCTGATCATATGCGTTGGCATCGTGCTGGTGGAGAGGACAGCGGTGTAATTCCTGTTTGGCCTGTTTTGGAAAAGCGGGGGGTAAAAAAGGTGGAAAAGAAGGCGAAGCCCATTAAATCCGACCCATTTTTCCGGCCCATGCCCAAGGGTGGGAAATCGAAGAAGCGGGGGTAAAGATGCCGAAGAAATTAGACAGGTGTGTTAAGAAGGTCAGGTCACAGAGCCGAAAGCGCAAGAAGAAGGTTAACCCGTACGCAGTTTGCGCAGAATCCACTGGATATGTGAGGAAGAAGGGTGGCGGTTGGAGGAAAAAATCAAAGAAGCAGAAATGAGTTGTTTCCAAAATGGAAATAAGTGAATCAACTACCCCGCCCTAAAGAACGGGGTTTTCGAGATGTAATATTTTTATGAAGAAGCCGACCAAGGAGGAATCAGCCGAGTATGAGAAGTTAGCACGTAAGCGTGCGGAGCTTCAGTTACAGATTCAATCGTATCGGCAGTCAAACAGGATAGAGTTTTTTGACACGCCGCCGAATCCTGGGCCGAATCCGTTGCAGGCCGAGTTATTAGATGCTTGGTTAAATCCTAACTTAAAGGTTTTCACATACACGGGAGCTAACAGGATTGGCAAAACAGTTTTGCTGACCCTGATTGGTTTTAGTGTTATGTTTGGCAAGTTTTTGTGGAACAACACCAAGCTACATTTTAGGCATACCGAGCCTCGCAAGGTACGGATTATAGGTCAGGACTGGGAAAAGCATGTAAAATCTGTTTTGATTCCAGAGTTATGGAAATGGTGGCCTAAGAGCCGGAAGTTAAAGACGAAAAAGAACAACCAGGGCGTAGAGGCCTTATGGACGGATGAAAAAACTGGTTCTACCCTTGAAATCATGAGCAATTTACAGGAGAGCGCGCTTCACGAGGGGTGGTCTGGTGATTTGGTATGTATTGAGGAAAACCAGCGTGTTTTAATGGGTAATGGGATTTGGAAGCCTATTAAGGATATATGTGTTGGCGAAGAAGTATGGACTACTTGCGGTGGTCATGTTCGCAGTAAACATAAGGTCTTAAATGTCATTGATAATGGGTTCAAAAAAATTGTTAGGGTTGTTTTGCGTGGTGGGATCACACTGCTTTGTACGCCAGATCATGAAATTTATATTCGAGCTAATAAAAATAACAACCCGCGAGACAAGAAAAAGGCCGCTTGCAGATTAACAGGTGGTGACAAAGTTTATTGCCCATTAGTTGAAATAGACGACACCAACCGAAACGACTTTTATAAACTTTTTAAATTCTTGTTGTTTTTTGTTGGTGCGTGGATTGGGGATGGGTGGAGTGATAAAAAGAGGGTTTTTCTTGCATCTGCAAGCGATGAATTTTTGGATTATGTTAGGGATGGTTTACTAAATGGTTATAAATTAGTGCATTGCAAAAAGTATGATTATGAAATTCAGCCTTCTAATGGGATTTTGTATCAGTTGCTTAATAAGTTGGGATTGACTGGGAAAAAAGCTTACGAAAAGTTTATTCCTGATGAGATTTTTACTCTTTGTAAAGACGAAAAGATCGAATTTATTAAGGGATTATTGGCAACTGATGGGTGGGCAATAAAAAGTTGTATTGGCTATGGTTCGACGTCTGAAAGATTGGTACGAGATTTTCACAAACTTTTAAGAAGTTTGGGCATTCATTCTACTATACAGTTTAAGAAAAGTCAAAAGGTTGGTGTTTGGCGAGATCAATGGTTTTTAAATATTTCCAAAAGCGGATCTGTCGCCAGGCTTATTGATTTATTGCAGTTTGTACCTGGAAAAAATTTGGCGGTTGCTCTTGAGGGTGCTAATCAACGGTATTTGGGTAAAATAAATCGTTGCTCATGGGGAGTTGAAGCCAGAAGCAATTTAATGCCAGGCCAAAAAAATCATCGTCGCGGCATACAATATCACAAGGTTAAATCTGTTGAACCTGCCGGGGTTGCACGGGTTTATGACCTTACTATTGAAGGTAATCATAATTTTATCTGTGAATGCATGCAGGTAAGTAATTGCTATGATGAGCCGCCCAAGCGCGATGTCAGGGTTGCGAATGCGAGGGGGTTGATAGACCGGAACGGCAGGGAGTTGTTTTGTATGACTCTTTTAAAGGAGGCCTGGGTTGACAGAGAGGTTATCAAGAAAACCTTAGATGATGGTCGGCCCGACCCGTCTGTTTTTAACGTAACCGGCGATATTTGGTCTAATGTCGGGTACGGGATTAACGAAGAGGGTGTTGAGCAATACAAGTCTTTGCTGAACGAAGATGAGATCGAGGCCCGTATTCACGGCATACCGTCTTACATGTCGGGCTTGATTTATCCTCAGTATAATCGCAAGACTCATTTGGTTGAACGGTTTCAGATACCGCTTGATTGGATGGTTGATATTGCAATTGATGTGCATCCTCGTAAGAAGCAGGCGATTTTATTTATTGCGACCGATCCTCGCAATGACAGGTATGTTTGCGAGGAAATCTGGGATCATGGGGACGCGAAATGGATAGCGGAAGCTATTTTAAGGTCGGTCAACTACCACTCTTATCGTGTAAACAGGGTAATTATAGACCCGTTAGCAAAAGGTGATTCTAACAACCCTGAATCGATGTACGAGATTATTTCAAGGATTTTAATGGGTAAAGGTATTATTCTTGAGACCGCGACCAAGGATAAGGAGCAAGGCATCCTTGAGGTGAAAAAACACTTGATGGGGCCGAACAAGAAGCCCTCGATATTCTTTTTTAACGATTTAATAAGAACAATCCGGGAAATCGAGGGTTATATGTGGGACGAAAACACCCAAAAGGTTTCCAAGGACGAAGATGATATGATGGAAAACCTGTATCGTCTTTGCTTATTAAACACCAAGTGGGAAGAACCCGCGCCATTTTTTGAATATGACGAACCCAGATATGCTTATATGGGTAGAGACGCAATAACGGGGTATTAAAATGGCTGAGAACTTAATGTGTAGAAATCACAAGACAACCAATCATAAATATAGGCAAAAGTACGGAAGGATATTTGGGGATGAGTCAAAAAAAGGCAAAAAAGCTCAGAAAGGGCGCAAAAAAAATCGTTGCCGAGCTCACAATAACAGCGAAGGGGGATGGTTCTGTTCAAGTTACTGGCCCGTTCCACAATTTCCTGATGTTCCGGGAGATAATGTGCAAGGCGGAACAGGCCGTTATTCATACCATTGTAAAGCAAAGACAGTCAAAAATCGTTGTGCCCGATATGAAAATAATAAATTGAGGTTGGGATGAAAGACATCGAAAAACTTGTTAACAATATTAACATTGCCCGAATATTGGACGATGAAACCCTTGCCGATATTGCAACGGCTGTTGATACGGGGTATGATATTGATAAAGAAAGCCGCAGCGGTTGGGAAAAGAAGAATAAAGAAGCTATGGAACTGGCTGAGCAGGTCTGGGAAGAAAAAAACTTTCCGTTTCAGAACGCCGCGAATGTCAAATATCCCCTTATAGGCATCGGATCAATCCAGTTTGCCGCAAGGGCGTACCCGAATTTTGTAAAAGGCCCAGATGTTGTAAAAGGTCTTGTTATTGGTGAAGACCCTCAAGGATTGAAAGCGCAAAGAGCGCAGAGAATCGGGCAGCACATGTCTTATCAATGCTTAAATGAAATGGAAGAATGGGAAGAGGACACCGATAAACTGCTGACTTACATACCCATTATCGGTTGTGCCTTTAAAAAGACTTATTTTTCCGGCAACCTTCAGCGCAACGTAAGCGAGTTTAAAAGGGCGAGCGACATTGTTATAAATTATTACGCTAAAAACATGGCGACAGCGCCAAGAATTACAGACACCTTTACATTATACCCGAACGAAATTGAAGAAAGAATCAGGGCGAATATATTTCTAAACAAGGACTACGGCACACCGTCAAGCACTAAAGCCGAAGATCAAGAGATTGTGGCAAGGGATCCCGACCAGGAACATATATTTCTCGAACAGCACACATGGTACGATCTTGATGATGACGGGTACAAAGAACCCTATATCATCACTTTCCATAAAGATACCAAACAAATAGCACGTATTGTAGCAAGGTTTGGGGTTAAAAGCATAGAGCGTACGTATAAGGGCAGAATATTAAAGATTGCCCCCGATCAGTATTTTACCAAATTTGCTTTTCTCCCATCAATTTCCGGCAGTATTTATGATATGGGGTTTGGCGGGTTATTGTCCCCCATCAACAAAACCATCAACACAACAATCAACCAGTTATTAGACAGCGGCACGCTTTATAACCTTAACGGTGGATTCTTGGGCAAGGGCATTCAACTTGGCCGTGGCCGCGGCGGCGGCAACCTTGAGTTTTCACCTGGCGAGTGGAAACCGGTTGGATTTACAGGAGATGATTTAAGAAAAAACATTTTTCCGCTGCCTGTAAAGGAACCGTCTTTAGTGTTGTTTAACTTGTTGGGATTTATGGTGCAGGCCGGTGAGAAGCTATCTTCTGTGACCGAGATTTTAACCGGCGCTCAGAGCAACGAGGCCGAGCGTCCCACTACAACTCTGGCAAGAATAGAGCAAGGGTTAAAGGTTTTCTCATCTATTCATAAACGGCTTTATAGGGCCTTTAAGAGCGAATATAAGAAATTATTTCTTTTGAACAGCCAGTATCTTAAGCCTGTAAATTATTTTACCGTTCTTGATACACAAATGGCTATTCCGAAAGACGATTACAACCCTGATACCTGTGATGTTTTACCGGTTGCAGATCCGAATGAAACCACAAACACTCAAAAGCTAATCAAGGGTCAAATATGGATGAGCATGAAGGGGCAGGGATTTAATGACGCTGAAATCAATAAACGTTTTGCCGAGGCTATGCAGGAACCCGAACCAGAAAAACTTTTACAGGCGCCTCCACCTCCGATCGATCCAAAAATTCAGGTAGAAATGCAAAAGCTAGAACTGGAAAAAGCCAAGTTCGAGTTTGAAGTCATGAAGTTTGGATTTGAGAGCGAGGAAAGAAACGCTAAGATCGCTAAACTTGTAGCGCAGGCAGAGGAGCACATTGCAAAGGCTGAAGCGCAAGAGGCAGGGCAACAGCTTGATATTTATAGGGAACATTTAAAACTATTACTTGAGGGGTTTAAAGCGGAATATGGAAATCAACGAAGAGGACTGGGGACGATGGAAGGCAGACCCGGTAACAAGGGAACTGTTTCAAGTCCTGAAGGAACGGCAGGATAAAATTGCCCACCAGCTTGCAAATGGGGCATGTATGAATTTGTCGCATGAATATTACGGACAGGCAGTAGGAAGATACCAGGAACTTGACGATTTGTTAAACATGGAATTCGAGGATATTGCAGAATAGGAGATAGGACATGAAAGTTAAACCAGTAGAGTATAAGGTGCTGATAAAACCCGAAAAAGTGGATGATAGAAGTGCGGGGGGGATATTTATCCCTGACCATACCCGTGACAGACAGCAATACGCTGTTGATCGCGGAGAAATTATGGCGGTGGGCGAGGGGTTTTTTGACAAACTGCCTGGTCCTGTTCCAAAAATAGGCGACAAAGTTATATTTAATCGTTATGCTGGTAGTCTAATAACGATTGAGGATAACGGCGAGAGAGAAAAGTATAGGCTTTGTAATGATAAGGATGTTTGTGCAATTATAGAGGAATAATAACCGGCTAACTTTGGAGTGGCTGCCAAAGGACAGCATTAAAGGGATGGAGTGGACGCGTCCACAGTAGAACAAATATAGCTTTTACTGTTCACTTTATCCCTTTTTTGTTGCCAGACACAGGAGGTAAAAAATGGAAGAAGGAAACGAAACTAAGGAATTGCAGGGGGAGGTTGCTCCAGAGGTTGCCCCGGAAATAATAGAGAGGGCAAAAACAATGGGTTGGATTCCAGAGGAAGAATTTAAGGGGGATAAGTCTCGATGGCGAACGGCTGAGGAATATGTCAAAAGAGCCGATGAACTTATGCCGATCATGAGAAGTCAGATGAGCAAGTATGAGTCTGAAATCATGAATTTAAAATCTACCATCGAGAGCCAGAAAGAGACTACCGAGAAGCTCCTGAAGATGAGCGAAAAGATTAGTCAGAAGGAGTATGAAAAAGCAAAACTGGAATTAAAGAAACAACAGATGGAGGCTGTCGCAGAGGGTAATACTGAAAAATGGGCAGAGCTTGAGGAAAAAAAAGAGGCTCTCCAGCCCCCGGAACCCATTAAGGTTAAAGAGCCGGAAAATGCAAAAGCCCAAACGCCAGCCCAATTTGCGGAATGGCATCGGAATAATGACTGGTATTTAAAGGATGAGGACTTAACATTGTTTGCCAATTCTTATCTGAACGTAATTGACCAGGAAAGTCCTGATATGCCCTACGAGCAGGTTTTAAAAACAGTCGAACAAAAAGTTAAAGACGCGTTTCCTCATAAATTTTCAAATCCTAACAGGGAGAAAGCATCGATGGTTGATTCAAGCACACAAAGAGCTACACAGACAAAGCCGAAAAGCAAGACTTATAACGACCTTCCGGCTGACGCAAAAGCGCAGTGTGATATATGGGTAAATGAAGGGTTGTTTAAATCAAAAGAAGATTATGTAAAATCATACTTCGAGGAGGAATAATGAACACACAGGGAAAATATAAGTGCGAATATTGCAATGAAGCGGAGTTTGACACACTTCAGCAATTGCGGGGGCATCAGATGAAATGCCGCCCTAAAAATAAAGAGGAAAGACAGGAAAGAGTGCCGTTCGGGAGTCCGCAAAGGCGATTTAAGCCCTCCCCGGATGATGGATACCATTACCGGGTGTTCAACGATAACTGGCGTAAAGAACCCGGAAGAATCCAGAGGGCCAGGGCCGCAGGGTATGAGGTGGTTGATGACCCGATGTCCGGTGGAACTGTAGGCACGAACGATGACGGCACGGAAATTAAGGGTGTTTTAATGAGAATACCCCAGGAATTGTACGATGAGGACCAGGCAAAGAAAAATAGGGAATTAGATAAAATTGATGAGCAGATATACGGAGGGAAGTTTCAGGATAGACCGGAAAATAAACGGTATGTTCCGTCCTCCGGTATCAGAGTTGAAACAAAACTAACACCATAACTATTTAAAGGAGTATTGAAAATGGCTAATCCATCTGGTGCGTTTGGTTTAAGACCAGCACGCCATATAAACGGTGCTCCCTGGAATGGTGCTACGGTTCCTTGTTATATTTCCTCGTCTTACGCAACAGCGTTGTTTATTGGCGATCCTGTCCTGATTTCACCGACTACGGCGGAAAGGGATACGACTGGAAAATATATAACAATTAATAAGTCTGGTGGAACTGACGGCACCATTATCTGGGGTGTAATCGTTAGTTTTGATCCGCTGTATAGCGATCTCACTAAACAGTATAATCCCGCTTCTACAGAAAGGATTGCCCATGTTTGCTGTGATCCTACAGTGGTTTACCATGTCAGGGGTGACGGTGGTGGAACTCCCTCTAAGAATTGGATAGGTGCGAATGCCGTGCTTATCGCAACTTCAAGCGGGGATACTACGACCGGACTGTCGGGCTTTAATCTTGACGAAGGCACGACAACCGGGCCGTCTGCTGACCAGTCCAACACCCTGCTTATTGTGGGCATTGCAAGTATGCCTGACAATGAGCTTGGGGATAATGCGATCTGGGAAGTGCTGCTTAATACACAAGAGAACGCTACGGGTAAATACCTTGGCGTTACGGGCGCATAAAAGGGGGGCTTTATGACTACACCTATTTTTACAGGGTCGCACCCTTAGTAGCTTAGGGGCCTTACAAGGCAACTTGTAAGTAAACAGGTGTTGAATTGCTGGAAAATCCTAAAAAGGACAATCAGCAGGGAAGTTTAGAAGCACAAAAATTTTATGCTTCTAAAAACCTTCAGAGACTATTCCGAAAGGAAGTACACCCAAGCGGGTGGAAGCGGCACCTATCCTGAATTGTCAGGATAAAGATATAGTCCGATCTGCATGGTAACATGCAGCAGCCGAAAGGCGGGGTAAAATTAGCGACTTTACCTGAACACAATGAAAGCGATGTGGCCCGGAGTTAAAGCGTGGTTCGGCGTTGGCTATGGCGAACATCCCGAAGAATATAAAGACCTGTTTGAAACTTTCAGTTCCGAGCAGGCCTGGGAAGAGGATGTTCAGTTAAAAGGTTTTGGATTAATGCCCATTAAAGAACAGGGCAAACCCACAACTTATACTGGACAGGTGCAGGGTTATGTTTCTCGATATGTGCATGTGGCCTATTCTTTAGGTTTTATTGTAACGTTCGAGGAAAGATTAAACAACCTGTATAAAAAGGTGGCTTCGTCTCGCGCGAAGGCTCTTGGTTTTTCTAAGCGCCAGACCAAAGAGAATGTTGCTGCTAATGTCTATAACCGTGCTCACACCGCTGGGTACACCGGTGGCGATGGTAAAACCCTTTGCGCTACCGACCATCCATCTGCAATCGGGGATCAGAGCAATAAGCTCGATCCTGCCGCTGATATTTCCGAGGCGGCCCTTGAGGATATGTGGATCATGATTGCTGGCATGACCGATGATGCAGGACTGAAAATCGGTCTTATGCCTCGAAGTGTTCATGTCCATAGGAGCGATTGGTTCGAGGCAAATCGCATTCTCAAGAGCACTTTGCAGAACGATACTGCGAATAATGCCACCAATGTTTTAAGGTCAACTAATGCGTTTCCTGATGGCATTAAACTGAATCATTATTTTAGTGATTCGGATGCGTTCTTCATCAGGACTAATTGTCCCGACAGCATGAAGCATTATCAGCGTTATAGCTTTGATCTGAAGCAGGACAATGATCATGATACGCAAAATCTAAAGGCGTTTACGTATGATTATTACAGCTTTGGATGGAGTGATTATCGTGGCGTAGTATCTAACGGCGGTGGAGCTTAACAAATACGAACTATAGGGTTTTGGCCCTTGAAATATAGGGCCACCCCATAGGGGTTCTATAGGAGGATTTTATGGCAACAATTTTACCGAGGATGTCACATTATCCTGGTGGTTTTAATCACGGGATTACAATTCGTGGCGTTCCTTTATACATGGCAAACCCCGGGAACGTGTTTTGGGTAGATGAGAACGCAAGCTCTCCGGGAAGGGGTACTTTTAAGAACCCAGACACTTCTATTGATTCCTGCATGAGCAGGTGTGTTGCTAATAGGGGTGACATAATTATGGTGAAGCCGGGTCATATCGAAAACATCAGCGCTGCTGGTGATTTGACTTGTGACGTTGCTGGCGTAACCATACTCGGAACTGGTTGTGGAAGCAAGCAGGCTAAGATTGTGTGGGATACCGCAGACACGGCTGATGTAGATGTAACTGCTGCGAACGTAACCTTCAGCAATCTTTGGCTATATAACAACTATGCTAATGTCGATGGTGCGTTCGATGTATCGGCGGACGGCGACTATTTTACGATCCAGAATTGTAGATGGACTGACGCATCCGCAGCTAAAGAACTTGAAGAAGGTGTAAACCTTGCTGCCGGCGCAAGTTATTTTGCGTTCATTAACAACGAGGTTAAACTTTATACTGGAAGTGGTACTGAAAGTTTGGTGTTTACTGCCGGTGAGTGTGTAGATATGACCGTTGTTGGCAACTCTATTGTAATGGCTGCTACGGCAGCTATTTTTGATTGTGATGCTACGGCTTTGACCGGCACACCTTTATTTAAGGATAATCTGATGATTAACCTTGATACGACAACTGGGCTATGTGTTGCTATCGATGGCTCAACAGTTGGGGTGTTTGTTGGTGAAAGATACGGCAGTAACAAAAACAATACGGTCCCGGCATCTGCCTTAACGGTGTCTTATTGTATTGATTGTCACGGTGTTGACCAGGACAATACTTCAAGTATTGCTTGGCCTGGAACTGCTACTGCATGGACGTAACCAAAGTTATTGTTGGTTTTGGTACTGGCCGTTGTGGAACTCAAAGCCTTGCGGCATTTCTCGATCTTCAGTCGGGTTGGGAGGTGTCACATGAGCAAGTACCCTTGGGGTGGTATCAAGCCTTTACGGATACAGAAATTGCAATCCGTAAATTTCTCGGAAGGAAAGGTCGGGTTATAGGTGATATTGGATATTACTGGATTAATTATCTCGACCTTATCCTTCGGAAAATACCGAACGCAAAAGCTATTAATATTGTTCGGGATGATGACAAGGTCATAGAGTCTTTCTGGTCATACATGAACCCGAAGCTCCAAAGTTTTGAGCATAACGACTGGAAAGGGTATCCTTACGATTCGCCCGGTCAAACCAAAGACGCGATTGTAAAAACTGTAAGAAGATACCGGTTTTTAGAGCATGAGGTCAGGAAAATATACCCTGCTTCTATATTTGTAATGAAAACCGAAGACTTAAATGACAATGATAAATTAAATGAGCTTTTAGACTGGCTGGAATCTGATACATTTAGGGTTTTAAGGCCGGTTCATACTAACACAAGAGAGCAGATTCTTTCTAAGAACGCTCGTCAAACCGAGCGCCTGGATTTAATCAGGCGTTCTTAGGAGAACAAAATGGGAACACCAAAAAGATTTCTTAACGGCATTGCGACAGTTTCTTCCGGCGATCCTTTAGGCGCCCTGCCTTACGCAGATCCTACCAAATGGGTTATGTATTTTGAGGATTTTGTCGGTCCACTATTCAATACAACCTCTATCAACAACACAAGCGTTACTGAAAATGGCCTTTCGGTTGTGGCCTCTGCAAACGGCACGGTTTCTATTGTGACCGATTCAGACTCGCCCAATGGCTGTTTAAAGGTTGTAACCACCGCTGCCGATAATGAGAGCGGGTTGATTCAGACAATATCACCTGGATGGGTATTGACTTCCGACAAGAAATTTCTAATGGAGGTCAGGTTTGAAATTACCCATACCGCTGGAAATATTGAGCAAAACGAATTATTCCTTGGCCTCGCAAGCTACCAGACAGGAGCGAACTTCTTTGCAACCGCAGGTACAACTCGCACATTCGATGACGGTATCGGATGGTATAGCCCTGACGCTGACACCGACATCGACCTTATCTGTGGTGAGAACGATTCTTTTGACAATGTAACGGTAAAAGCTACTTATGCTACAGCTACTTGGTACACAATGAGCATGTACTATGACGGCACGGATATTTATACATGGGTAAATGGTACTGATTCCGGTAGTTTAACCCCAAGTGCAATCCCTGTGTCTGTAGTTGGGCCAACATTTTATTTTAAATCGGGCGAAGCAAAGGTCCATCAACTCCTGGTGGATTATCTGTTTTGTGCGAAAGAGAGGTAAATCATGGCAGATACAGTTACATCAAGACACGTTTATCCTCCTAATTGGGATGGGTATTATGCCGGGAACCAAAAAGGCCATAAAAGGTATGTTGTCAATTTAACCTGTGTAAGCGATGGCACCGGTGAGTCGGATGTTAGAAAAATTACTGCCGGGGACTACTTAACCGTGAACGGTGATACAGCAACAAGGCTGGCTATAGAAAAAGTGGAGTTTTCCTGCTACGGCTTTACATCCATATTGCTGGAATTTGATGGGGTGCCTGATGATCCCATCTGTGTAATCGGCGGTAATGATAGCGATTGTCTAGATTATCGACCTGTTGGTGGTATCGTTGATAACAACGAAGAAGGTACAGGCGATATTATGCTGACATCATCCGGTGCAACTTCGGGAGATAGTTACAACATTACCATTACGTTCAGACCGAGGGCGTAAAAATGTATATTCCACTTGATTATTGGATGACATGCGATTTCTGTGGTGGGAAGTACCGCAGGTCAGAAATGCGAGAACATTGGACGGGGCAATGGGTGCATTATCCTGGTTGCTGGGAGCCGAGACATCCGCAGGACTTTGTTGAGAGCATACCCGATGATACATCTGTACCCGTTGCGCGTCCTGCCATTGCACAAGCGGTAGGTGAAACAACGGTTTATGCAAATGTTTTAATCTGGACTACTACCGTGTATGTTTCTTCCACATCAGGGATGAACGATAAGGAACCAATTGGTATTGTTATGAATAACGGCGCTACACACTGGTCATTCATAGATGGCGACCCTGTTGATTATACCAAAGAACCCCTGATGGATGAAAACGGTGAGGTCTTGATAGATAAAAACGGTGAAATTCTATATGCTTCTGACGCTGATTCTGCTACATGGGGAGCGATAACCTTGAATACACCAATTCCGTTCAAGGCAGATAGCGGGAACACGATTTATTTACCGGGCCTAAACAACGAAAGCTGGACATAATGTCAACATCTAATTCATATGATTACAATTTGACAGGAAGCACTATCATATCCGAAGCATTGGAATTAATTGCGGTTATTGGTAGTGGGGATACTGTGGATTCTAATGATCAGGCATCCTGTTTAAGAACACTCAACCTGATGATAAAGGCATGGCAGGCCGAAGGCATAGGGTTGTGGAAGAACGTGGAAGGCACGCTATTTCCCTCATCCGGCGGGTACTCCTATGACATCGGACCCACAGGAGATCATTGTGCTTCTACGGCATATAAGACCGAAATTGCAACAGCGGCGTCCTCCGGGGACAGTACAATCGATGTTGATTCAGATGACAACATCACAAACGGGGACTATATAGGCATAGAATTGGACGATGGAACTGTGCAGTGGACCACCGTAAACGGTGCACCATCAGGAAATACCGTGACCCTGACAGACTCCCTTACAGACGATGTTGCAGTAGATAACCATGTCTATAACTATACTTCCAAAATTCAACGGCCTTTAGAGATTGTCGAGGCCAGAAAGGTCTCACCCGCAGGATACGAAACTCCACTAAGAATTATATCCCGTGACGAATATATGAGGCTTTCTGACAAGGATTCAACTGGAAGCGCAAACCAGATTTATTACGACCCTATTAGAACAGACGGTAAAATGTATGTCTGGCCTGCAAACAATGATGTTCAGGAATATATTAAGTTTACATGCCGTATTTTAATCGAAGACTTTGACGCTGCTGCAAATGACCCTGATTTTCCGCAGGAATGGCTGCTTGCAATTACCTGGAATCTTGCGGTATTAATTGCTCCTAAGTTTGGCAAGGTTACAACCGAAATGTTTGAACTAAAAGCCCTTGCGTTCAAAGAAGCGGCAAAGGGCTTTGACATGGAAGATACTTCTGTATATTTAAAAGCAAGGACACGATAATGTCAACAAGAGCCATACAAATAGGATTTTTACTCTCTGGACTCATCGATCCCGATACTGGTCTTCCATTATCGGGCGGCAAGGCCAAGTTTTATGCGGCAGGAACAAGCAATCCTAAGAACGTCTGGACCGAAAAGGAAAAAACCAACCCTTATTCCGAGGTTACCCTTAGTACAGGCGGCATATCGCAGCTTTATGGTGACGGTATTTACAAGATTTTAATTTATGACTCTGAAGATGCTTTGAAATATACCTGGGATAATGTGAGATTGCGGTATCCCAATTTCAGTGTTGTTACAAAAATAAGTACCTACACTACGACCCCGGATGACGATGTTATTCTGGTAAATACGGCCAGTGGAGATGTGACTGTTAATCTTCATGCTGCTTCGACCTGGGAACATCCATTGTTCATAAAGAATATCGGTGCTAATAATGTAATTATCGATGCGAGTGGGAGTGAAACCATTGATGGCTCTGCAACATTTACCATATATGGCATATACAGCGATGTAATGCTTTATAGCAGTGGATCGGCCATTTATACGAACTATGGCACAAACACGATGACCTTTTCCAATGAAGGGCTTCACATTCTTGACGAGGGTGGGTCATATGATTTGGTTTTAAAGCCCGCAGAGACATTAACCGCAGATAGAATTTTGAGCATTGTCGTTAATGATGGTGCGAGAACTCTNNNNCTCTTGATCTATCGGGGAATTTAACCGTTGAATCCACAAGTACTATTGATCAAGATTTGTCCGCAGATGCGCGTCCGACATGGCTAGGATTTAACGATGGCAGTAATAATATTGATTTTCCAACAAATGGTATGGCCGCCGCAAAATTCATGCTCGGAAATTCCAATACTATTGCATGGTTTTATCTCAACACTGCGCCTCCAGGATGGAAAGCACTTACGACTGGAGCAGATACAGTTCTCGGTGTGTCTGGTGGCTCACAGGCCTATAATGTTAATGGGGGCAGTCAAGCAGGAACATGGACTCAACCCGACCACACTTTAACAATTAATGAAATGCCGGCACATACTCATGATTATACAGGTTGGAATAATTATGGTGCTGGCAATGATGTCGGAGGTAATCGGGCAGATCAAGGATCTACAACGCATAGTGTACAAAGTACTGGCGGTGGTACTGCACACAATCATGGCACAACTTATAGACCGTCCGCATCTGTCGGAAAACTTTTTCAATTGGATACGGCATAATGAAACCCAAAGGCAAGTGTTTTGCAAAAAAATGTGAAGACTGTAATTGGTGGCAGCCGTGGGATATTACTGAAGTTGATACTGGATTAAGAAAAGTGGAATACAAATGCAGTATCCAAGTTATGTGTGAATCTTTACCCAAACTTGTAGGTTCGATTGATGGACTTCAAGGTGGAATAAATGAAGCAAGAAACAGATCAATAGAAGCAAAGGCTGCCGCAGAAAATTTTGGGAATGGTGTTTTACAACTCATTAAATCAATGGGATTTAAAATAATTGACGAAAGGAACCACGATGTTCACCAAGTATCGAGAATTAAAATCATTGGGCAAAGTTAGCATTAATCTTGATGGCACACAGCCAGAACTTCATCGCAAATTGCATGATGTAAACACCGGTGAGATTATTTTACCGCCTCGTATTGATGTAGTCGATGTAAAGGATTTAGAAACAAAAAGAGGGGAGCTTTTAGAAAAAATAAAGGACATTGATCAATTAAGAACTGATCTGGCAAACGCCATCGAAATTAAGGCGAACCAGTTAAAACAGCCCCAAGAGATACCCTAAAATGCCACACCCATTAATAAAAGAATTAGAAATACCAATTAATCTTGGACTTAACAAAGCCTTAGATGAGGTTGGTCTTAGGGGTTATGCCGCTGCACTTCAGGACTGCATTGTTGATGAGGAGGGTAACGTGCACCGCAGGCCAGGGCTAACTTCATTATGCGATCTTGGAACAAATGCGGCAATTGATGGTCTTTATTGGTGGCCCGAACAAGAATGGGCAATTGCAATATCAGACGGTGAGACTTACAAAATAACCGACAATAGCGGCACAAATTCGCAAATATCCGGGGATTCTTTCCAGGCTGGCACAAGGGTAATTTTTGGGAACTATGGCACTGCGCTTTACGCAGCGAACGGGGCAAAAATACTCAAAATACCTAACAGCGGCAACGTTGCAGAAATAGGCGATGCCGATGCTCCAACTGCGGTAACACATCCCGTAGTGCTGGACACTTATCTTCTTGCAAATGAAGTTGATTCTGAGAAATGCCATTATTCTAAAGTGGGTGATCCAGATGACTGGCCAGGGGACTTCGTATCCGCAGAAGCCAAAACCGACACCCTGTTAGCACAGATCACGGCGAACCTTGAGCTTTACCTGTTAGGCAAAAGAACCCTTGAGGTATGGCGCAATGACGGGTCCACACCGTTTGTGAGGGAATTACAGGGTTACATCGAAACCGGTACTATTGCGGCGTATTCATTTGCTCTGTGTGGCGGGGTTTTATACTGGCTTGATAATGAAAGAAATGTAGTTAGGATGACTCCCGACTCCAGAACCCCACAGGTTATTTCGGTAACAATGAACAAGTACATCCAGGGGTTCTCTACCGTGTCCGATGCTTTAGGAGACTATATTGTAATCGGGGGCCGACCTTACTATGTGTTAAATTTTCCGACTGAAGAAAAAACTCTGGTATGGGATATTATCAACAGTAAATGGTACGAGTGGGGTTATTGGGATTCGGTAAATGCCGAATATGAAAACTGGCTGGCTAATTGCTATTGTCTCGCGGAAAGCTGGAATTTAGCCCTTGTTGGAGATAGAACCACCGGCAAGGTGTATAAGTTAGACACTACGGCATATGATGATGATGGTGATACACTGCGAACATTAATCAGGACTCCACACTTAGGATATGAAGCCGAGTCTGTGCGTAAAATATCCCACAAATTAACCTTCAGGGTTAAGAGAACCAATGTTGTGGACACCGCAAGTGTAACCAGTATGACCATAAGATACCGCGATAACGGTTCCTCGACATGGCAAAACCAAAGAACCGTAGCGTTAGCGCAGGTAGGTGATACTGAATTTAGGGGGACACTTTTAAGAAATGGCAGTTTTTATACCCGGCAGTATGAATTTGTATTGTCTGACGACACGCCGTTAGCGTTGATTTCCGTTAAGGATTTGGTGGAGTATTGCACGTCATGAAAAAACGAATAACAGTTCCAAGGTCAGCGAATGCCATTGAAGTTTCCCGGTTCTTTCTCAATGTGTGCAGGGAGATAAATAAAACTCAATCGGGTTCTTTAACGCTTGACGCTAACCAAGGCTCAACTACTGTATCAGACACGAATGTAATGTCCGGGAGTAAGATAATACTGTTTCCAACTTCTGCTAATGCGGCTGCCGATGTGGGAAGTGCGGCAGGGGTGTATGTATCAGCAAAATCAGCAGGCGCGTCATTTACTGTTACACACCCAAACAACGCAAATGCAGACAAAACATTTGATTATATTATACAAAACTGATGAGATGTACTGTTAAAGATTTTGGCAAAGTTTACCGGGTATTAACTCACAAATCGGTATATCCTTATATTATTGACGACTATTGTCCTAAAGAGCCGCCTTCTGATTTTGGAATGGTGTATTTAAAGAATGATAATGTTTATGTTTTGATGCCTAATAACGACTGCGTTTTTCTGGTATTTCCAATAACACATACTGTTCATAATGTTCATTCGGGGATGCTGCCAAATATTAGGGGTAAGATGGGAATAAAATATGCGAAGCAGGCCATTGCATGGACGTTTAATAATACCGATTGTCGGGTCATGATAGGTTTTACCCCGACACAAAATAAAGCTGCAATGATGTTTAACAGATTGATAGGACTTAAAAAAATAACAACTTTAAAAAAGAGTCATTTACACGGTGGCAACCTTTGCGATCAAGGGTTGTTTGTTTTACACAAAGGAGATGAAAGATGGGCGTAGGAGCTATAGTAGGGGGTGCGATAGTGGGTGGCGTATCGTCATACATGTCTTCAAAATCAAAAAGCAAGGCTGCGAGCAGGGCTGCTAATGCACAAGAAAGAGCCGCAATGTATGGTATAGACGCAGAAATGGAGATGTTTAACAAATCCATAGAATTGTATAAACCCTTCTATCAGGCTGGTGTTTTAGCGTTAGGAACTCCTTGGAGTGAGGGTTCACTTCTTCATCCGGCTGACGGTGCAGATACTACAACAGGTACTGGGCTATGGGGTGCTCTTCCAGGTGCAGAACCGCCGATACTTCCTTCTGCTGATATCCCGTTTGAGTTTGATCCCGAAGACAAGATGTATAAAATCCAGCAAGAAGAAGGCGAAAAGGCTATTAATCGCGCTCTTGCTGCAAGGGGCCTTTATAACAGCCGCCCTGGTATAAATGCTCTTGCCGACTTTAATCGAAAACTAATTGCTGAAGAAACAAATAGGCAATACGGGCGATCATTAGAAAAATATGGCCGTGAATATACGTCTGCCATTGATAAGTTTAACATGGAAAATAAAGCTGCCTTACAAAATTATGGAAAATATTTAGACCTTGTAAAATTAGGCGCTGGCGCAGCACAATCAATGGGCCAGTCCGCCGTACAGACCGGGCAGGGGGTGGCATCTCAGTATGCGCAGATGGGCAGAGGACAGGCCAATGCATTGATGGCAAAGGGACAGGCGCAAGCAGGGATGTGGCAAGACATGGGTACTATGCCTGTGAATGCGCTTGCCAGCTATTATTATGGGCAAAAAGCAGGACTTTGGGGGTGATGAAATGCCATACTTAGGTTCAGGCATAATGCAAAGAAATACACAAACGTTGAGAGGGTTAGCTCAGTTTGAACAAGAAGACCAGCGGAATGCTTTATTAAATCGTTTTACAAAACAAAGCATAAAATCAACAGAGCTGAATATTGAAGAAAAAGAACGAAAAGCCAAAATGGAGCAATATTGGATTTTGGGCAAAGTTGCAAGCAGCGTAGTTGATCCTGTATCCCATGAGAAAGCCCGTGCATTTGCCAAGGATATCGGTGGAGATAAACTCGCCAGCATGATCCCCAAAGATTATGACCCTGAATTTTGGAAGAGTGCTAAACTTAGACTTAACATAACTTATGATGCTCTTGGGCGAAAGCGAGAAGAATACCTGCCTAAGACCGAAAAAGAATGGGCTGATATTGAAAGGGCTGCCGGTATAAAATATAAATATGAGAAAGCGTTGAGGCAAATGGAACTCGCCAGTAGAAAAGATGAAAAACCATTAAAAACATGGGTTAATCCTGATGATCCGAGAGACATTATTCATCTTAAACCGGGTGTAGAGCCTCCGAAAACAAAAACTGGGGGAGAATATGTACCCCATTCTGCGCCATTAGTTAAGATTGATATGGAGAAGAAAATGCCAGCAGAACAAGTTAGCAAGATTGGAGAATTTGAGGCATATCAAACTACAATGGCAGAAATAGAAAACATAATTAAAACCAAGAAATTTGATACCGGTCCATTTGAGTTTATAAAGAAAAGAATAGATAATTGGGGCATTATGCCTGATAAAGAAAGAGTGCAATTAAGAACACTGGTTGCAAGGTTACCGGGTCTTATGTATGCTATGCGAGGTAAACAGTTAAGCGACAAAGAATTAGAAGTTGCCCGCGAAATGATGCCGAAAATGAGTTCTACCGAAACAGTTTTTGCAATAGAAACAAAGAATTTCTTAGACTATATGAATATGGTTTTGTCTGGGAAAGAAAAAGCATTTAAGGGTGCTGGGTATAATGTTGGAGGTTTTGAGAAAAGTGAAAAGAAAGACAAAAGACCACCTTTATCATCTTATCAAATAGGATATTAAATGCCATTTAATTTAGAACAAGCAAGAAAAGACGGGTATAATGACTCTGAAATATTAAGTCATTTAGCTGAAACACATAAATTTAATATAGAAGCCGCCATGAAAGACGGGTATTCCGAAAAGGAACTGATCGATTACTTAGCTTCAACACCGCCTGAAACCCGTTTTGAAGCACCCAAGGACAAAGTGCCGGAGTGGGGGAAAAAACACCCTAATTGGTATGGTGCTTTTGGTGCTACAAAAGAACTTTACGAAAAAATAGGCAAACCTACTATTGAAATGGGGGGGCTTGTTGGGGGTGCTGCTGTTGGAACTCCAGGTGGGCCTGTTGGTCAGGTTGCAATGGCCGGTGCAGGGTATGCTTTATCAAAGACAGTTACTAATGCCATTGACAAGCAAATTGCTCGACTTGAAGGTATAAAAAAGCGAACATCTGCAACAGAAGAAGTCATAAAATCCCTTCATAATATTAAAGAAGGCATGATGATGGAGATGGGCGGGCAGGCTGTAGGGGCTGCTATCCCCGGTATGATTGAAAAAGTATCTGCTCCTTTTGCAAAAAAAATAACCCCTGAAATTCGTGAAATGACAAGACAAGCAACAAAGCGAGATATTACAATGACTCCTGCTGAAATTACAGGGTCTAAAACTTTAGCACTTGGGGAAGCATTAATGGAGAAAATTCCAGGTTCTACGGATATAATTAGAGAAATGAGAGTTAAGGGGCAACTCGAACCCTTGCTGAAGAACTTGGATGATCTCCGAAACAAAGGTGCTTCGCAGCAATCGATAAACGAAACAGGGCGCCGAATATGGGAACAGGTTACGACATATCTTGAAACCGAAAAGCGCATGAAAGGTGATGCTCTTAATAAAATGAGAACTGCCATACTTGCCAAACTGGGTACAAATGAAACTTTTTCGGTGCTTGGTTTGAAGGGCAAGGACCTGCTTAAAGCCAAAACTATTGCTTATAATGAACGTGTTGCTGAAGCGTACGCAGATGTTGGGAATTTTTTACCGGAAGGAAAATACCAAACGCCTCATTTAGCGAAAACAGCACGGAATATTTTAAAAACAAGGAAAGGCTTGCCAGTACAAGACAAGAAGATGATGAATGCTCTTAAGTGGGCTGCAAAAGAAAAAAACATTCCTCCTGAATTAGAGGAAAAACTTGCACAACTTCCTAAATCTGTAAGAGATAGCATCCTGAAAGACATGGAAGATGAAATTTTGATAAAGCGTGATTGGGAAACTATACATCAATTTTCTAAAGACATGGGCGCATTGAGCAGTAAAGAAGATGCACTTGCAATGGGTTTGCCTGGAATGAAGTTTCAACAAACTCCTGAAGGTGCAATTTATAATGAACTTAAACAAGCAGCCTTGAAGGATATGGAACAGATTGCTGAAGGTGCTGGGTCACAGGCAATGGAAAAGCTAAGAATTGCAAAGGCTCTTTATTCCAAAGGTGCGGATATTTATAAATCTAAAGAAATTCGTTTATTAGCAAAATCAAATCCTGAAGACTTAATTGGGGCTGCATTTAAACCAAATGGTATTACGGAAATTAAGTTAGTAAAGAAGGCTTTGGGGCCACAAGGGTTTTTTAAACTGCGAGAAGGTTTTACCAATAAACTTATGGGTGTTGGGAAACATGATGTATTTGACCCTGATTTTTTCCGAAGGGAATTAATAAGATATGGCGATGAGTTTTTGAATGAGATGTATGGAAAAGAAGTTGCAAAATCTTTTAAAACAATTGCAAAAGAAGGACTGGATTTAACTATTCAACGTCCAGGTCGATCATTTCTTAGGGCAATTGCTAGAGAATATCCAGAAACGGTTGTTGACAGAATTATAGGTGCGCCAGAAGCTAAACTCCAATCTCACACATTGTTTAAAAATATTCAGACTATTAAAAAAGCAATAAAGAAAAAAGAATTTGAAGCCCTTGGCGAAAATCTTATGGAAAAACTTATGCAACTAAATCAAGATACTGGAGCAGTTAGACCTAAATCTTTTGCAAAGATGGTTGATAAATATAGTGAGCGTGTACTGAGTGCTTTTTTCCCAAAAAAGAAGGTCGCAGAATTAAAAACACTTGGAAGGATAGCTCATAGAATAGAAGGTGCTGAACAGGTTGCAGGGAATCCAAGCGGAACAGGCCAGACTTTAATTGCATGGGGAATATTTAGAATGATCATGTCACGGCCTGCTTTGGGTGCTGTTATATCATTTACCCCAAAACAATTAGCTAAAATATATAAAAGCAACTTTGGTATGAAATGGTTAACAGAAGGTTTCAAAGTTCCTGCTAATAGCAAAAGGGGAATGGAACTTGCTACAAAATTATCGGCAATAGTTTATGAAGAAGGGAATCAAGAATGAAAAAACTTATATCAATCTTAATTATCTTATTATTCACAGGGGTATCTTATGCGGGGCAGTTATCTTATTCTACGACCGAGATAGACGCTTTGCTTGATGCTGTTAATGCCAGAATTGCAACATCTACTGGTGCTGCTGATGCGGGTAAAATGATAAAAACCAACGCATCTGGGGTTGTTGACACTACATTTATGCCTGCAATAGATGGTGAAAATATTCAGGACGATACAATAGATGACGATTCTATTGACTTTACTGATATTACTTTAAATGATTTTACGTTTGATGTCGGTTCTGTTTCTAAGACAGAGTTTGGTTATCTTGATGGTGTAACGTCTGCCGTTCAAACGCAGCTTGACGCTAAACAAGCCTTAGACGCCGAGCTAACCGCCATAGCCGATCTCAATTCTGATGAGAACAAACTACCCTATTACACAGGCTCCGGTACTGCAAGTTTAGCCGACCTTACTTCATTCGCCCGTACCATTCTCGATGATGCAGATGCGGCAACGGTGAGGAGCACGATAGGGGCTGAAGCAACGGCTGTTGATGAGGCCTACTCTTCTGGGTGGGATGGAGATACAGGATGTCCGCAGAAAGACGATGTTTACGATTATCTACATCAGATAGATACTGACGATGATGGCAGCTTAGACGACGAAGAACTTGAGCCAATACTCCTTTCACTTAAATTGAAAAAGTTAACTTCAGCCCCAGGATCGCCAGTAGCTGGTAGAATATATTACGCAGATGGCACAACTTGGGATCCCGCAGGGCTTGGGATCGGCAAGGCATACTACGTTATTTATGATGGTTCTGATTATATTCCTTTATTTGATGAAGACGGAGATTGGCACATTAATAAGATCCAGGCTGCCATGAACGTCATTACCGATGCTGATGGTATTACCCTCACGGCTTCACAAATGAACTCTATTATCGTAATGACAGGGGCGGGAGATGTGGATATTCCTGCTGACCAGTGCGATACGGCAACCGGCATTTGGATTACAGTCAAGTCAACGGCTGCTCATCTTAATTCCCTTACATCAAATGATGGGTCTGATCAATTTGTATTGTCTGACGGTACAGTCCTGACAGCAGGGAACGAGCTTGATCTTGGGGGTGCTGCTGGCAATCAAGTAACTTGTACTTGCATGCAAGCAAACAAGTGGTGGGTAACCGGCGAAATTGGAACTTGCGTAGATGGAGGAGCAGCTGACTAATGAAAAGATTAATATTAACTTTACTTTTTATATTTTGCTTGTCATTTCAGTCGAGTGCCTGGAATCCTATGATTGTAGGAAGTGGGAGCCAAGTTGGTAGTAACCGCCCTTCGTATTATGCCTCTGCTATTCTCTCGATGAATTTTGAGGATGGTCTAGATGCTTATGACTCATCTGGGAATGCAGTCACGTTCACGGATTCTGGATCAGATATAGGAGCGTACGGCGATGGTGGGGGTCAAGCTATGAAATGCGATGATGCAAGTGAAGATATTACATTAACGCAAACCGCTGGACAATATTTTGATGAGACCGCTAAGCAAACTATTTGCATGAAAGTGTACGTTTCTGCAACGGTTGATACAAATACCCGAATATTTCAGGCTTTTGACGTTGAAGACGATGACGGTACGATAGTATCAATAATGAGTGGTGGAAGCATATCAGGTGACAGATTTGTAGAATCTGGTGCTGATGTTGGTGCTTCGAGTTATACTTATTCTACAGGTTCATGGATTATTATTGGTTATTCGTATGAAGGCGATACAACACCCAATGGAGATCACAGTGCTAATTCTGGGGATACTTCCCCATGGGCTAATGGGTGGGAAGACGATGCTGATGAAATAGACGATTCGATGACCGATAGACCTGTTGATATATCTATCGGTAGCATGCAAGACCCTGGAGATACTGAAATTATTTACATTGATGAATGGGCTATTTTTAGTGGTTATAAATGCAACTGTTCTGACTATATGAATTAAAGGAATATTATGTCTTTTTCAAGATATATTTTAATAAAGTTTTTTTCCGTGCTCTTTCTAATTTGTCTGATTGCGCCAGCGGCTTGGGCAGAAGGTCCATACTATTTCAAAAACGGTGGAAATGATTCACTTGACGGATTATCAGATGCTAATGCCTGGGCGAATCCTTCTGTAAAACTTGACGGTCAAAGTTTCGATGACGGAACTGATTTCTATTTCAAACAGGGAGATACATTCACAGTTAGTAATGATATAGATATAAATCACTCTGGTGTCGATGGGAATAATTATACAATCATCGGGTGTTATGAAGACACCGGAGATTTTGATTGTTCGGGGGCAAGGCCGATTATACAAAAATCTGGCGGATATGGTATCATCAGTTTAAACGATCCCAATGGGAATTCTTACATGAGGTTCGATCATTTAGACCTCCGAGATACATCGGAAAGTTGGCAAGATAGTGGAAGTACTGGGATAACCACAAAATCTGATGGAGATGGGGGCAATCAAGATCAAGGGCATATTATTATTAATGATTGTTATCTTTATCATTTTGGTATCTATGCCTTGCAGTTGGCCAGAATGGGGGATTATAATATTGTAACCAACAATGAGTTGGTCGAGTGTGGAAATGCAATATATTTTATTGATGAAGTCAACGAAGGGTCGTCATACAACTATATTGCAGGGAACACCTGTACCGATATAGTTGGGTATGACGGGCATGACGGACATTGTGTCGGTCTTCAACGAGTTAAATATACTATTGTTGAAGATAATACTGGTAACGATGCCTATGGTCCTATTGTAATATGGTCTGAAAACAGCTCGTACTATACACATGATAACGTAGTTCGTGATAATATCATCTATGGCGCTAATGTTTCTGGGGTTTCTGTCGAAGGTGGTGGTAATGCAGGGGCTATTCACAATCTTGTATATCGAAATATAATAACAGAGAATGGTGCAATAAACCCATACCCAGGGATAAGGCTTGCGGGATTTGATAACGCCGGAAGTGCTGGAAACAGGGTTTTTAATAATACTATCTACAATTCCTTTGGAATGGGGCTTGGTATTGGCCGCGCTGCTTTAACCGCCGATAATGTTTGGTTCTTAAATAATATCGTATGGGGCAATACAACATATTATTTATTCGATAATCAAAATGCCCCACAAAATATTACTATAAATTACAATTTATATTGGGCATCCTCAGACCCATCGGCTCAAACTCTTTGGAAAGATACTAACGGAACGGCTTATGATTGGAATGATTGGACAACTTCCCGCTCCCGCGATATCAATAGCCCGTCTCCTGCTGATCCAAAATTCACAACGCCAGGAAGCAACGATTTTACATTACAAAAAGATTCTCCGGCTATAGATGCTGGTTTTTATCTCTCTCATGTTTCTCAATCAGGCTCGTCAACCACGACCGTAAACGTGGCCGATTCTTATTGGTTTCATGGGGATTACGGTCTGGTTGATGAGGACGGAAATGCTATAACAGGAATGCAAATCACTCTATATGACACAACCAACGGC